AGAATGTAACTAGCATAGTTCCACTTAACAGGATTATTAAAAATGATTGATTATACTGAGCCTAGTGTATATGAAAAAGTAATCAATGAAAAAGATAATCAACAGATACGATTAGTAATTAGTACATTTCGTGGTGTTGAGTATCTTTCACTAAGAAAATACTACTTAGACTTTGAAGAAAATTGGTTACCTTCAAAAGAGGGTATAACCATGCCTGTAGATTTAGAAAATGTACAGGAACTCTTTAGAGGCTTAGTAGAGATTTTATCCCTTGCAGAAAGCAAATCAATACTCGAATCAGAGTTTAAAGAAATACTAGATGAAATATACCTAAATTAAAATAGTTCTTGACAAATCCTTAAAAAGTTGATATAATATATTTATATGATAATAAAAGGAAGCATGAACTACGACCGCCACGGTCGTAAAAGAAAAAATAGACCCACAAGCAAGAGGAGGTCGTCTAATGGGTCAGGACAGCGGACATTTGTACCGTTAGTGCAGGATCATTCCCTGCCCTCCTCACCTATTATGGAGGCTGCTAAGACTCATAGAGAAAAGTACCCTAGTATGCCTATGGGACAATACAGCGCTCCTAAGGATACTTCATACAAGAAGGAAGTTAGTAAGAACTACACAGTTTCCATCGCCTATAATAAAGGTGCATACCAAGTCATTCCGAAAGATGACGTGGAACATATCGGAAAATAGTTCTTGACAAATGGTTAAATTTTTAGTATAATATATAAATGTTAGAAAATCTTATAAAGACAGCAAAAGAAGCGTACTACCAAGGTAGTCCAATCATGTCAGATGAGATTTTTGACCATTTATTGACAATGGTTACAAAAGAAAGTATCGGTTATAAAAGTTCGTATGAGCGCAGATACAAGCACTTGTTCCCTTTGTTCTCCCTCCAGAAAGTGATACAAGGAATCGACTCTGCTCCAAATTGGAATGGAGTCGATTTTATCACGACCGCAAAACTAGATGGAGCGGCTATCAGCATTTTATATGGTGATGGTGAATTGCAGAAAGCTCTCACAAGAGGAGATGGTATAGAAGGGCTAGATATAACCCCATTAATAAAAACATTAGTACCAAATAAAATTAACTGCAAGTACGTAATACAGATTTCGGGAGAAATAGTAGCTCCCAAGGAGATACCTAATGCAAGAAACTATGCGGCGGGTGCGCTAAATCTTAAAGATAGCGATGAATTTGCCACAAGAGATTTAACTTTTGTCGCACATGGATTATCTCCATATTTAACAGACAACTATGTATCGGATATGAGAGAAATTTCAAATCTCGGATTCAATACAGCCATTGATAGTGACTACACTCAATTTCCCCATGATGGAATAGTTTTCCGTGTTGCAAAGAATGATGATTTCGATGCGCAGGGTTACACAAGCCATCACCCCCGAGGTGCTTATGCACTGAAGAAACAGGAAGTTGGTGTAGTGACTGTCCTCCAAGATGTCACATGGCAAGTAGGGAAATCAGGTGCAGTATCACCAGTTGCCCACTTCGACCCAATTGACATAGAAGGTGCAACAATATCAAAGGCTACACTACACAACAAGTCAATCATTGAAGCTCTCAACCTTGAATTAGGTTGCAAGATAGAAGTAATTCGTGCAGGAAAGATAATTCCGCAAGTATTAAGGAGAGTAGATTGAACTTAGAACAACAAAAAATTATATATAATTTATATAAAAGAATAGCGGAACTAAATGAAGTATACAAAAGAAGAAATAGAGAACAGTAAGAGAATCTATAAGAGTGCAACTCCTAAACAAGATTTATCTTGGTATGTCAAATGGACTGCCAGTGTCGTTCTTCTTTGTGCTTTTGCAGTTCGTTCAACGCAACAATTCCCATTCATTGACCTCTGTCTCTCCTTAGTTGGAGTGTCAGGCTGGCTTTGGGTGGGGCTGCTATGGAAGGATAGAGCATTAGTAATGCTTAACGGAATAGCAGTATTTATATTATTATCAGGTTTGATTGGACATTTAGTATGAAACTTAGAGAAAAACTAGAACTTCGTATGCAAATTCTTGAAGAAATGATGAAAAGAAATATGCACATTACAGACCCAGAGACAGTAGATTTATTCTTAGATAGAATTACTTACTGTTGGGGAGTATTGAAAGAAGAAGATAGAGATTTTGTTCAAGGCTGTCAATACGCCTTAGAAGAGAAGCATGTCTGGAGTATATAATCAAACCTATTTTAATAATCACCCTCATGAACAAGACAGAGAGGGTGTTCTATACGGAGTTATACTTGTAAATCAAAAAACATTTGAACGCGAGTGTATCAAAGTCGGAATCGCCAGTGGAAAAGACTGGCGTCATGTTATCAAAAGAAGTAGAGGTTTTAAAGGATACGATTTACGTATTCAGAGAACCTATCACGACACGATTTATAACTGTTGGAAATTTGAGCAAAAACTACATGAGAAGTATAAGCATGATAGTTATAAACCCAAACAAAAATTTGGTGGGCACACAGAGTGCTTCAAAATTTCGTCCCTTATTCTTCGGGACTTCCCAAAAAATAAATCTTGACAGATGCTTATTTCTTTGATATAATATACATATAAAAATGAAAGAGAGACAGATTTTATGCAAGAAATAATTATACCGACACATTGTCCAGCTTGTAATACAGTATTGGAAATTGTGAACGACCAGTTGTTTTGTCGCAATATTAACTGTCCCGCTAAATCGTCAAAGAGAGTAGAACACTTCGCTAAAACTTTGAAAATCAAAGGACTTGGCAAAGCAACGATTGAGAAGCTTGACTTACAAGACTATCATGACATCTACTCATTTGATGAAACTGAATTAGTACAATTACTAGGTTCGGAAAGGCTCGGAACTAAGTTGTTTGCTGAAATAGAAAACTCTAAATCAGCAGACTTAACTACACTACTTCCAGCTTTTTCGATACCGCTGATAGGGCGAAGCGCATCTAATAAATTGACCAAAAAGGTCTCGAATATTTCAGAGATAACCTACGCAACAGCGACAGAATGTGGTCTTGGTCCTAAAGCGGCGTCGAACCTAGTAGATTGGCTAGTGAATGAGTTTCACTCAAATGAATACTACGATTTACCTTTCAGTTTTAGTTGTGAGATACCAGAAGTCGACTACGTTCCTCTCAAGGGAGTAGTTTGTATAACAGGTAAACTTAAGAGCTACCCGACTAAAGCGGCGGCTGAGAAAGTTTTACATAAGTATGGATATGAGACAAAGGGATCACTCACTAAGAATGTTACGATTCTAGTAAACGAAAGTGGAATAGAATCAGCAAAAACGAATAAAGCTCAAGAAATGGGCATTAAAATTTATAATAACATAAAGCAATTAATAGAGGAAAATTAATATGGCATTACCAAAATGGACAGATGAAAGAACACAGCAACTAGTGGACTTCATCGGTGACCAAAGCCCTGTAACACAGGCAGTAGTTGCTGAAGCTGCGGACGAACTTGAAACTTCAACAAGGTCAGTATCTTCTAAATTAAGAAAAATGGGATTTGATGTAGAACTAGCTTCTGCTTCAGCTTCCAAGTCTTTCTCAGATGCGCAAGAATCAACACTTGCAAACTTCGTGAACGACAACAGCGGATCTTACACATATGCTGAGATCGCTGAAAACTTTGAAGGCGGAGCATTTAGTGCTAAGTCAATTCAAGGTAAAATCCTTTCTATGGAACTAACAGAGCATGTTAAACCAGCTCCTAAAGTAGAAAGTGTTAGAACTTATACTCCTGAAGAAGAAGGAACATTCGTTGAGATGGTTAACGGTGGTTCTTTTGTTGAGGAAATTGCAGAAGCTTTAGGCAAGTCTGTAAACTCAATCAGAGGTAAAGCTCTTTCATTACTTAGAAGTGGTGACATCAATGCTATTCCTAAGCAGAAAGAAACTAAAGGTTCAAGCAAAGCAGACGTCTTAGCTGACCTTGACATCTCTGCAATGACTGTGCAAGAGATTGCTGATGAAATCGGCAAAACAGTAAGAGGAGTTAAAACAATGTTAACCAGAAGAGGTTTACAGTGTTCCGATTACAATGGTGCAGCTAGAAAAGAGATAGGCTAACTAGCAATATTAGCAGGGGTGGGCAATCCACCCCTTTTTTTGAGAGAGATTTATGAATATTGCAAGTGCGCTACTAAAACAATTATTAGTACAACAAGACTTAGATACTTGGGCTCAAGTGAAGGACATTTATTTGCCTTCCGAGTTCCGAGGAATTCATGCTGTCTTGGAAAAGCACGTAGATAATTATCAATCTCTCCCAACCTTAGAAGAACTTAAAGCAGGACAAAGAGACGCTAAAGTTCTTGAGAAAATCTCAGCCATTGAATCCGTAGAAGTAGAAGTAGATGCCTACATGCTTTTGGATTATCTCAAGAATGAGTTCACACAAGTAGAAATACTAGATGAGTTAGACAAGTATGTCGACAAAACAATTACAATGGCGAGTGCAGAAGAAAATATAGAACAACTACAAGAAATAGTTCTAAACGTAAGTGATAAGGTTGATATTGTTCCACCTTCAGAGAGTATGCAAACTATTACTCTTTTTGAGAACGATGAACAAAGATCGAAGTATTTACCTTTAGGACTTCAAACAGATTATGATGCGAAAGTAAAATTTTCGCCTACAGATTTGGTGATGGTTGGCGGCAGACGAGGCTCAGGAAAATCTATTACAGCCTGTAATCTTGCTGTTAATGTTTATGAGGCAGGTAGAACTGCTCTCTACTTTACTATCGAAATGGAAAGTCGTTCCATTCTACAAAGAATGTGCGCTATCTCTACTAAAGTTCCATACTCAAAGATTCGGGATAAGGATTTAACCTCCGAACAATGGAATTTAGTAGCAGGTTGGTGGGCTGGACGTTTCGAAGGTGGACACGAACTTCTTCAAGAGTTTGAATTAAATCGAGACTTTGATGATTTTCACAAGAAACTAGTAAAGAAAGAACTTAACAAAGATAAGCAGTTAGACGTAATATACGATCCCTCCCTAACTCTCTCAAAAATTCAAAGCGAACTCGATAAAAGGGTAAGTCGACAAGACGTGGGAATCGTTATAGTTGATTACTTGAACCAAGTTCGCCGCCACAATGCACCAGGAAAAAACGGACAATACGATTGGACAGAACAAATAGAAATTAGTAAAAAACTAAAAACATTTGCCCAAGAGTACGAAACATTAGTATTTACTCCATATCAAACAGATGCAACAGGCGAAGCTAGGTTTGCAAAAGGTATATTAGATGCGGCTGATGCTGCTTACTCCATGGAGAAATGGGAGCCGTCTGATAACTGTATGACATTTAACTGTACAAAAATGAGAAACAACGAACAATTAAGTTTTACTAGTGTGATGGATTGGCCTTCAATGAAAATTGGCCCAGAGAAGGCTCTATCCCCACCTGAAAAAGAAAAAATGAGAGAAGAAATGGGACTGGGCGATAACGAAGAAGAGGCACAAGAAATATGAGATTATTAGAATATAGTTATGGAGATACAAGAATACTCTCCGAAAGACCTTTTGGCTACAAAAGATTTGTAGTTGAAAGCGAAGATGGTACCTTACATATATTTAGTAGTGTATGGTACAGTTTAAAACAAGTAGTTAATTTAGTAGTAGAAGGAAGACTATAATGGTTATGTATACAGAAAGACAGTTAGATTTAGCATTTGCAGCCTATGTAGTACAACTCACTAAAATTAAAGTAGAACAAGGAATTGAAATTTTTATTCCAGATAGGGAAGATTTCAGAAAAATTTATGAAGCAGTATGGGAAGATATATTAGAAGATGACTTTTATTCTGACGATAGTGGCTTGAGGCATTAACAATATGATAGAGTATTTATTAGGAGTTATCACACCCTTTATGGCATACATTATCTTTGCATTATATCAGAATTTAAAATGACAGTAGAAGAATTATTAGCAGAAGAACAAATACCCTTTAAGGTCTCACCAGCAGATTTTATAGTGAAGTGTCTTAACCCAGAGCATGACGACTCAAACCCTAGTATGAGAATAGATAGGATTACAGGAGTTTATAATTGTTTTGCTTGTGGCTATAAGGGTAATATATTTAAACTTTTTGATAAACCAAGTAATAGAATGGATATTCTAAGAGAGAAAGTAAAACAAAGAATTGACCTAAAAAGGTCTGAAACAGTAGGTTTACAGATACCTTCAGACATAATGCCTTATGTAGGAAATGAAAGAAATATTAAACCTGAAACTTATAAACAGTTTGAAGCATTTTTAAATATAAATACACCATTCAAAGACAGAATAAATTTTCCAATAAGAGATATTACAGGAAAAGTAGTCGCCTTTAATGGTAGATTAAAAATGAATACCCATATAAAAGATCAACCAAAGTATATTTTTCACCCTCCGAAAGTTAAGCTTCCATTGTTTCCTATAAACGCTAAACCAATAAAAGGTAGAGTAATAATAACTGAAGGAATATATGATGTAATAAACTTACATGACAAAGGATTAACAAATACTATGTGTTGTTTTGGTGTTAACAATGTAACTCCAGAAAAACTTCAACTTCTAAAAATGAAGGGAGTAGAACAGATAGACATATTTTTTGATCCTGACGAAGCAGGACAAGTTGCCACAGAAAAAGTTATAGAAATGTGTGAAAAAGAAGGAATGAAATCTTATCACATTAAAATACCTCCACAATTGGGGGATGCTGGAGCACTCAGTAAGTCTTCAGTTCAAAAATTAAAAGAGAGGTTGTATGGCAACAATTAATAGCAAAAAAAGAAATAATGATGGAGCAGAATTTGGCATACTTGGAGGCAGACCTCCAATATATGAGTGGGAAGCTTTTAAAAAAGAAATGGAAGAAGAAGATCCAGATCATTATTACCTATCCCCACATATGAAAAAATGGTGTCTTGATAACTGGGGTAAAACAGAAGATGAGATACAAAGAAGTTTTAGAAAAACTTTATGGAATAAGTTTGGTAAGAATTCTACAACAACAGCCTCTACTCCAGAAAAACATAAAGCTTATCGTCAATCTAGTCGAGGAAGACTTAGTAAACGATTTTCAAAATTTAAAACTAAAAGCCCTTCTTTATACAAACGTCCAAAAGTAGTTAATGTACGGGCAAGTTTAAATTCGAGAAGGAATTCATTTAACGTAAGAAAAGGAGAAGGAAAAGTGTCAAATTTAACAACATTAATAAATCACTTAGAAAAAACACAAAATCTAAATTTAGAAACTAACACTATTGAAGATTACTACACAAGAGAAATCATCAATTTAACAGAGGATTCATGGCAGTTAGACCACATTGACCCACAAGGCGGTAATAATGTAGAAAACTGTGGATTAACTTTAGAACAATATAATCAAATGAAAAATGCCTGGACTATAGAAGAAACTTTAAATGCTTGTGAAAAATTATTAAAGAATCTAAGACCAGACGCATTAAAAAATAGTTCTTGACAAAAGGTTAAAATTAGAGTATAATATACATTATGAATAAGAAAAGAATAGCATTAATAGAAAGCAAGCCAAGCAGAAACAAGTTTTTTGAACTGTTTAATAACAAGTTTGAATTTGATTCGTTTGTGCTTTGTTCAAACCCACAAGTAAAGAAGGTACTCAAGAGAGACGTAGACATAGTTTTCAATCCTGATGATTATGACTGGGTTATACTCGTTGGGTCAGAGCCTTTGAAGTACTACACCAAACTGAATTCAATTACTGAATATTCAGGTCGTGTAGTGGAAGATAAGTTTCTTCCTGTAATAAATCCAGCTATGTTAGCTTTCAAACCTGAAGCTAAGAAGAGCTGGGAAGACTCCAAAAATAATATCATAGCATATATAGCTGGAGAGTTAAAACAAGAAAAACTTGGGAATAAAGATATTTTTGGTATTACCGAGACTGATAAACTTCATTCGTTTTTGCAAGATGCAATCGACCATGAGAATGGTTTCGTAGCACTTGACTCAGAGACTACAGGTTTATACCCTCGAGATGCTTATATGCTAGGTATCAGTTTAGCCTATAAGAAAAATCACGGTGCGTATATTGACACAGACTGTATTGATGAAAAAGCTGAAAATATGCTTCAAGAACTCTTTAATAAGAAAAGAGTAGTCTTTCATAACAGTAAGTTCGATATTGCTTTCTTCAGGTATCACTTTGGATTTAAGTTTCCAAACTTTGATGATACCATGTTGATGCACTACACACTTAACGAGAATCCAGGCACTCACGGCCTAAAGCAACTCGCTCTCAAATTTACTCCTTTTGGAGACTATGAGAAACCAATGTACGATTGGATAGAAGCTTACCGTAAGCGTAACGGATTACTCAAAGCAGACTTCACTTGGGACATGATTCCTTTCGATATCATGCAAGAGTACGCAGCCTATGATGCTGTATGTACTTATCTCATTTATGAAGAATTTTTACCCTATGTTACCAAGAACAAAAGACTTGGCAATGTTTACTATAATATTCTACTGCCTGCAACCGAGTTTCTTCTCGATGTAGAGAGTAATGGAGTTCCTTTTGATAGGGACAGATTAGTGAAATCTTCGGTGCTGATGCAAGAAGAAATCGACAGTGCAGTATCTAAACTCTATGAATATACAGAAGTAAAACTATTTGAAAAAGCACAAGGTAAAGACTTCAATCCAAATAGTACAATGCAACTTCGTTCATTGTTGTTTGATTACATTGGATTGAAACCTACTGGCAAGAAAACAGGTACTGGGGCTGATAGTACTGATGCGGAAGTCCTCGGTAAACTAGCGGAAGAACACCCCGTACCACAACATATTCTTGACATTAGACAAAAGGTTAAGATCAAATCTACTTACCTAGATAAGATTATTCCTGCTCTGGACAGAGACGAAAGACTGAGAACTGGGTTTAATTTACACGGAACAACGTCTGGCCGTCTCTCGTCTAGTGGTAAAATGAATATGCAACAGATTCCAAGAGACAATCCAATTGTAAAAGGTTGTATCAAAGCTAAGCCAGGCAAGAAAATTGTTGCTATGGACTTAACAACCGCTGAGGTATATTGTGCCGCTGTTATCGCAGGAGATACAGCTTTGCAAAAAGTATTTCAAGATGGCGGTAACTTCCATAGTAATATTGCTAAGTTAGTTTTTAATCTAGATTGTGATGTTGATGATGTTGCTAAGTACTATTCTACAGAAAGACAAATGGCAAAAGCTGTTACTTTCGGAATTATGTATGGTGCTGGACCAAAGAAAATTAGTGAACAAGTTACCAAAGATAGTGGTGCTTACTTCAGTACTAGCCAAGCTAAAGAAGTTATCGAGGATTACTTCAAGCAGTTTCATAAATTGAAAAAGTGGTTAGATGATTGTAAGAAAATTATCGAAAAACAAACTTATGTTTACTCTTTCTTTGGTAGAAAGAGAAGATTACCAAATGTTCGTTCTACAGACAAAGCAATTGCTGCCCATGAAGTTCGATCAGGTATCAATTCTCTCGTTCAATCAGTGGCGTCTGATGTTAATTTATTAGGCGCTGTTGATGCTCACAAAGAGATATGTGAAAGAGGGTACAAGAAAAATATGAAAATATTTGCTCTAGTACATGACTCAATTCTTGCTGAAGTCGATGATGACTATGTTCAAGAGTATAGTGATATACTTTTAAGAAATGTTCAGAAAGATAGAGGACTTTCCATACCGGGCTGCCCAATAGGTTGTGACTTCGACGTAGACGAAGACTACTCTCTTGGAAAGTTTAAAAAGAAGTATGAATCTGAATGACATACGATGGCCTGTATATGTTCTCCATTCTGATGAAGTAGAGAACAAAGACGGGTTACTTTTCTGCGACACTCAAATCGTAGATGATAAAAACATGACTGGCGATAGTCTAGGACTACGCAGATTACAAACACCACATAAGAATCTTTACAGATTAAAAGTGATGATAGAAAGCTTTACTGAGTTTGTTCATCACAAAGGTCAATTTTATATTGATAGTAATGGCAAATTTTTCCGCTGGGTAAAGAAGAAATCATGTAGTGTAATTAGTCATAAAATTGAGAAAACCGAGAAACGGGATATTGCTACACTTTTATGGTGTAAAAATATTCCGTTTCCTTTTGTGGCAAAGAGACCACCTAGTGCATTAATGAGATATGCGAATATACTTTATATGGATAATCAACCTGCTATTTTATATTCATTATCAGAAACAAAACAAAAGAAAACTTGGCGTAAAGTATGAAAGCAGTATTGAGTAACAGAATATTCATGGAAGTAAATTCTACTCTCCAGTCTAAACTCGATGATGAGTTAACATATTCTATACCTCCAAGAAATCCGCTAGACCCACCTTTCATAATAAAGAATATGGGCATAGTTCGTAAAGGTTTGATTACCATACCTAGCGGAAGAACGGATTTGATACCAGAGGATTACGAAATAGTCGATAAGCGTGTTGACTCACCAATAGAAGCTTTTGACTTTAAGTTTAAGTTACGACCTTCGCAACAAACGGTATATGACGATGTCACTGACAGTTGTATAATTAACGCGTGGGTCAGTTGGGGAAAGACATTTACGGCTTTAGCTATCGCAAATAAGCTAAAACAGAAAACGCTTATAGTAACACATACGTTAGCGTTACGATCGCAGTGGGAAAAAGAAGTACAGAAAGTCTTTGGAATTACGCCTGGTATAATAGGTAGTGGTCAGTATGATATTGACGCTCCAATTGTAGTAGGTAATGTACAGACTCTTTATCGTAGAATGTCGGATATAGGTTCCGTTTTTGGAACTGTTATACTTGATGAAATGCACCATGTATCTAGTCCTACATTTACTCGTATTGTAGATGCTAGTAAAGCAAGGTATAAAATTGGATTAACAGGTACAATGGAACGAAAGGACGGACGTCATGTTGTCTTTCGTGATTACTTTAATACAAATGTGTATAAACCACCAAAAGAGAATTACTTAGTACCAAAAGTACATGTTCTCAAGTCGGGAATAAGATTCCCAGATGGTGCGAATACACCATGGGCTTCTCGTATAAATGCAATAGCATACAACTGGGAGTACCAAAACATGATGGCAATGTTAGCGGCAAAATATGCGGCTACAGGTCATAAGGTCTTAGTTGTTAGTGATAGAGTTGATTTTCTAAAGCAATGTAACAGACTTGTGGGAGAAAATTCTATATGTGTTACTGGAGATATTCCACACGAACAAAGACCTGACATAATAAAACAAATCTTTGGAGACAAAGATGTATTGTTTGGAACACAAAGTATATTTTCTGAAGGAATATCATTGGATTGTTTAAGCTGTATAATATTAGCAACTCCAATCAATAATGAACCTTTACTTACTCAGCTCATAGGACGTATAATTAGATTAAATGAAAATAAACCTCAACCGATTATTGTAGATATCCACTTAGTCGGTAAAACAGCAAGTCGTCAGGCAAATGCGAGAATGGGGTATTACATGAAACAAGGCTATGAAGTTGAGACGATATGAGCATGGAAAAATACTTCTTGACATATGGTTAAATATTTGATATAATGATACTCTATAATTGGAAAAAGATACTAAAAGAGACGAATGGAAAGGTCGGTGACATAGTTGCTGTTCTTTACATTTTGACTTATAAAAAAGAACCTCCAATCAATAGAAAGGATAGACGGTTCAAGTTTTGGCAAAAGAGCTTTCATGGCGATAGCTTTTTGGCTAATCCTGAGCCTTTACTTATCCAACGAAACAGATATTCAGACGTGGAGATTGCGCAGTATGCAGGTATCGCTTCACTCCGCAATGTATTTGAATATCGTAGTAAAAAAGATACCACACTGGACTTGCTGGTCTATACAGGAAAGCAAGATATATTAATAAAAAACAGACTACTTCGAGTAGAAAATGGTAGAATACATTTTAAATTTGAAGAAGTTACTAAAGGAGAAATGCAATGGCATTAACATTTAATAAATTAAAGGGCGAAGCCCAAAAAGGTAAAATCGAATCCTACACTTATGTAGAAGGAGATAATACAGTAAGAATGGTCGGTGACGTATGTGCAAGATACGTTTACTGGCTAAAAGGAGAGAACGATAAGAATGTTCCTTTCGAGTGCTTATCATTTGATAGACAGAAAGAAGCGTTCACTAATATCGAAAAAGACTGGGTAAGAGAATACCACCCAGATATGAAATGCACATGGTCATATGCTATACAATGTATACATGGTGGCAAAATAAAAGTTCTTAATCTAAAAAAGAAACTTTTAGAGCAAATCATATTAGCAGCTGAAGACTTAGGCGATCCTGCCGACCCAGAAACAGGTTGGGATGTTTATTTCAAAAGAATTAAGACTGGCCCAATGGCTTACAATGTGGAGTATCAATTACAGCCACTTAAGTGTAAACCAAGACCACTTACAGATGAAGAGAAAGAACTCATTGTCGATCTTAAATCAATGGATGAAGTCCTACCAAGACCTACTGCGGATGCACAAAAAGAATTATTAGACAGAATCAGAAGTGGTTCTGCAAATTCTAATGCAGATGATAGTATAAACGAGGAGTTTGACTTAACATGAACCATTTTAAAAATGTAATGAAGACCGTGTTAGTGGATAGAGCCTTTGATTTTAAAGGCAGAAGTGATAGACCAGAGTACTGGTTTTTCACTCTCTATGCCGTATTAGTAATGATATTACTGATGGTAATCGATCACTTTCTAATTGGTTATACCTTTTGGAATTGGTTAGACCCGTGGTCTGAGACAACTAATACTGGGGTATTAGGAACAGCATTTTTATTATTAACATTAGTACAGAGTTTTTCTGTGACTTTCAGAAGAATACAGGATAGAGGACATTCAGGATGGTGGATGTTCGGTATATTTATACCTGTATTAAACTTTGTACCATTATATTGGTGTTTGAGAGGTGCTAAGGACACACCTGAAGCTCTCTCATACGAGAACCCTTACGGGAAGGAGTAATTATGATAGGTGTAGGAGATACATTTCCTGCTTTTACTTTGCAGGGAGTTAACAAAGATAACGAGTTTGTAGAAGTTTCTGTCACAGAACACTATGATCCGTTAAAACACGATTATACTGTAATCTACTTTTATCCAAAAGATTTTACGTTTATATGCCCGACTGAAATAGCGGGCATGGACGTCTTAGTAGATGAGGCAAATGTAATTGGTATTAGTGGTGATAATGAATTCTGTAAGTTAGCTTGGAAAAAAGACAATGAGCTTATAGGAAATATCAATCACTCACTTGCAGCTGATTGTGGACTAAGACTTGCTGATGAACTAGGAATAGTTGATGAAGATGCAGGTGTTTGTTACAGAGCAACCTATATCATTGATAGAAATGATGTAGTACAGCACGTAAGTGTAAACGCATTAGACACAGGTAGAAATGCTAATGAAGTTCTTAGAACTTTGCAAGGCATTAAAGCTGGTGGGTTAACAGGTTGCGAGTGGCAACCGGGGGAAGAATTTGTAGTATGAAAAAGTTTATTTTATGGGTAGTTGATAATTGGCGCTTAGTTATGGACGCTAGATATAATCCATTAAAGTATATACCTGATCCTAGTTTACAGACTTACTTTATGTTAGTATTGTTTACTATGTGGTCAGTATATTTTGGATTTATGACTTCTTACTATATGGGGTGGCTTGGCTATTCCACAATAACTAGTATTATAGTACACATTGCTGTATTACTGCCACTATCTTTTACAAATGCAGTCTTTTTAGATGCAGAAAGAGATAATGCTCCATGGTTAATCGAGTGGAGAAAGCAACAAAAGGAAAATAAATGATTTTATTTACAGCAGATTGGCATATTAAGTTGGGACAGAAAAATGTTCCAGCAGCTTGGGCATGCTCAAGATATGAACTATTCTTTCAACAAGTGGAAGAAGCTGTACAAAAACATGATATTACACTTCACATCATAGGCGGGGACTTGTTTGATCGAGTCCCTTCTATGGACGAACTTACTTTGTATTTTGATTTCGTAAAGAATACAAAAGTAAAAACAATAATATATGATGGAAATCATGAAGCTACTAGAAAACATAAAACATTCTTTGATAATCTAATAAGAGTAACAAATGAATTGAACTCTCTAGTAGAAGTGATTACAGAAACTACAGGAGAATTTAGTAATTATGCTATACTTCCTTATGCGGATTTACATAAAAAGCATAGCATAGAAGACATAAATTCAGAAGTACTTTTTACACATGTTCGTGGAGAAATACCACCACATGTTACTCCAGAAGTAGACTTAACTAGATTTGATAAATTCAAAACGGTTTTTGCAGGAGATTTACATGCTCACGAGAATACTCAAAGAAATATTGTATACCCTGGAAGTCCTATGACTACATCATTTCATAGAAACGAAGTTAAAACTGGTTATTTAGTAATAAATCCTGAGGATTGGGAATGGACATGGAATGAATTTAAATTGCCACAACTAATTCGTAAAACAGTTACAAGTACAGATGAAATGGTGCAAACAGAATGGCACCATACAATATACGAAGTAGAAGGAGATGTTTCGGACTTGAGCGGGGTCAAAA